CAACCTGATGGCGCATTCGGCGACTTGGGTTTCCTGGTTGCCGTTGCGGCCAAACAACCCGGACGCTGCGAACACCCGCGCCAAGCGGAGCAGATCATCAACGCTGCGGACCTGCAGCGCAAAAGCCGGGCTGTCAACAGTGGCCAGGGCTGACCCTGGCGGGCTTGCTGTCATGGGTGATGCCTCGTGCGGTGGTTGCACAAACGATAGCGCAAAGGTTGCTCGTGTGCAACCGATCAGCCGGGCCAGGTGATCGGCCTGAGCAGCGACTGAGCCTCCTCCACGCTGGTGGCGATACCGGCCATCCCGCCAGCAGTTCGGACGGCTTCCAGCCACTGCAGCTGCTGCGGAGTGGCTCGCCCACCGGACTTCTTCACCTCAACACCGGCGAACACCGCCAGCCGCATCCCGACCATTTCGGGCGTAATGGTCAGCGGGACGTAGCCGATCAGATCGGCCGATCCAGGGCACAACCCAAATGTCACAGGCCGGCCCTGGGCATCAAACAGCCGGCCCACATTGTTGCGCCACAGCCGGGTGCTACAGCCAGGCCCAGCACAAGCGAGACGGATGCGCTGCTGGATCTCGTGTTCGGTCACAGGTTGGCGCTCAAATCGGTTGCACTGTATGGATGGGGCCCCCATGCAATGGTGCCGAACCAACTCACGGGCTTTCTTTGCTTCGCTTCCCGCGCCTTGAGCACGTTTGCCGCCCAGCCCCTTGGGTTCGCCATCCCGCGGCGGTAACCGATGCGGATCAGGTCTTCTAGCCCCTGGGCGGCAGAGCGCTCTTGGGCAAAGGTGGGGCCTTGCCGGCCAGTCTCCACAAGCTCGCCCTCAATCTGCTGCAGCTCACGGCTGACGATCTTGAACACGTGTCCGCACTCGGGACACTCCCGCGTGCCCCCTGGCAGGCAGGCAAAGCAGCTGGGGCACTCTCGAACCGGAAACCGCTTCTGCTCGCGCTTCTCTGCCCAACCGTCCAGGGACCAATCCGGTTCGTCGAGGGGATGGCCTAGCCGGTAGTAATTCCCTGCGTGGTCGAGGATCACCAGATCAGCCTTATCGTCGGCAGTCCGCATCCCACGGCCGTTGCCCTGGCGCCACGTCACAAGGCTTGTAGTCTTGCGCAGCCAGCTGATGGCGCTGATCTCAGGAATGTCCACGCCGGCGATCCACAGGTCGACGCACGCGACAGCATCCAGGTCACCACCGCGGAGGCCTTCCACGGCAGCGCGGCGCTCCGACTTGGGGCTGGTGCCAGACACGGCCACGGCCCGGTAGCCGGCCAGAACCCACTCATCAGCCACTGACTGGGCCTGCTTAACACTGCTGCAAAACAACACCCCTCGCCGGTCATCGCAGCGCTCCATCCAATTATCGAGCGCATCGCCAATCAGGGCCAACTCCAGCCCCTTGCCGCCTTTGGGCCGGAACAACCGCACCGGCGACAGCAGGCCTTCGCTAACCAGCTCGGCAGTGCTGCAGGTCAACACCAGCCGGTCAAATAGCCGCGCCAGTGGTTGACCATCCCGACGCTGTGGCGTGCCCGTCAAGCCCAGCATGTGCCGCGGCTTAACCCTTTCGATCAGCTGGAGATAGGTGGGCGCCACGGCCAAATGGCATTCGTCGATGATGATTAGGTCGGCTGACGGCAGGTCATCCCGCAAGGCGGCGGACCAGACGGAAACAACCTGCACTTGGTGGTGGTACTCGCGCTCACAGCCGGATTGAATCCGGCCAAACGGAATGCCAGCTTTCTCCAGCCGGTCCGCTGTGTCCGCAAGGATTTCCTCAAGGTGGGCCAGGAACCAAACCGACCGGCCTCGCGCCAGCGCCATGCGGACAATCTCAACCGCCGTGGCGGTCTTCCCGAACCCGGTAGGCGCAACCAGGACGGGAGCACGGGCGCCGCTGCCGTAGGCCTGCTGCAGGTCGGAGATAGCTTTGATCTGGAGGGGGCGGAGCTTCACTGCGGTTGCTGGAATAGGTGCCACCCCCGCTTGTCGCCGTCCACGACGCCCTGCAGGGCCTGGAATCACCGGCGAACCTCGACGGGTCCCGTTATTGCGCAGAGGCCAGGCCGGAAAACCGACGACCACCACCTGACCCGGGCAGTGGCTGGCGTGATGCTGGGAGCGGGCTTGCTGGGTGGCCCCAGTACCCTAGCGGTTGCCGTTGCGATGCACAAGCGGGTGCCGCTATGGTGCTGTCCGTAGCGAAACGTGCAACATGCCAGACGGTCCTAACGACACCAGCCCCGCCCGTGAACAAATGCGAACGGTTGGCCTCCGCATCACTCGTGAGCAGGACGAGTATCTGGATCGCGTGGCGCGGCGCGGGGTGCCGAAATCGGTCTACGTGAGGCAGCTGATCAACCGAGACATGGACAGCGACAGCGGCCACAGCCCACTGACAGCGGCCTGACGCCGTGAATAATCTGCAGCGGATCACGGCCGGGCGATGGCCGGAGATCCTCGGCGCCCTGGCGGGCGTGCCCGCGGAGGCTTTCAGCGGCCAGGCGCAGGGCTGCCCAGCCTGCGAGCGCAACGGCATCGCCCTGGGCCCGGGACGGAACGTTGACCGGTTCCGCTGGGACGTCAGCGATGGCATGGGCGAGTGGTTCTGTAACCAGTGCGGCGGCAAGCATGGCGGCGGCGGCGGCGGCAACGGGGTTGATCTGCTGACGAGGATGCTCGGCTGCGACTTCTCCACAGCAGCAGCCAGGGCTGAGGCGTACTGCGGGCTGGTGACCACGGCGCGGCCGGTGACGCCAGGCCCCAGCGCTCCGGCTCCCGCCAAGCGCAGCCGCAAGCCCGCGCGGATCCCCACGGCGCCACCGGCTGGCACTCCGCCGCCAGAGCTGGGCAGGGCTGAGGAGCAGTACGCGTACGGCGCCGATGAAGCCAACCCCGATTTCTGGATCCAGCGGATCCCGCAGCCGCCGAAGGTGGCCGGGGGGAAGCCCGACAAGCTGTTCGTTCACCGCACCTGGCTCGATGGCCGCTGGCACAGGCCCAGCAGGCGGGACGACTTCACCAGTGAGTGGCCGGCGCCCCGGCCGATCTACCGGCTACCCCAGCTACTGGCGGCACCTGATGCGCCGGTGCTGGTGGTGGAGGGGGAGCGCACGGCCAACCGGGCGGCCCTTCTGTTCCCGGATCACGCGGTGGTGGCCTGGTGCCACGGCAAGGAGGGGAAGCAACACACCGACTGGAGCCCCATAGCGGGCAGGAACGTCACGCTCTGGCCTGACAACGATCGGGATGGGCAGGCGGTGATGGCCTGGCTGGCGGAGCACCTGCAGGGTCTGGGGTGCGCCGTGGCGGTCGTGACACCTCCCGAGGGGGTGCCGGCGAAATGGGATCTGGGCGATGCGGCTGGCGATGGCTGGACGCCGGAGCGTGCTGCGGCGGAGCTGGAGCGGTTGGCGCAGCCAGTGCCCGCAGTGGAGCCCCCGTCACCCCCCGCGCCCCCCGCCGGTGAACCGGAGCGGCCCCGGTACCCGTTCGATCTGCTGGGGTTCGATAACGGGTCGTATTTCTACCAACCACACACCACGGGGCAGGTAATCCGGCTCACGGCAGCCAGCCACAACGCCGCCCACCTCAACATGCTGGCGCCCCTGCAGTGGTGGGAAGCCGCTTTCCCCGGCGGGCGCGGCGGCCCCAACTACGTGGAGGCCAGCTCCCACCTGTACGAGCTGCAACACCAGGTTGGCATCTTCGACCCGGGGCGGATTCGTGGCCGCGGCGCCTGGTGGGACGACGGGCGCTCTGTGCTGCACCTCGGCGATCGGCTGCTGGTTGATGGGGTGGAGCGGCCACTCCAGCTGCCGGGGTCGCGGTTCAAATATCAGCGGCTGGCGGCGATCGAACTCCCTGCGGACGTGGCGCCGCTGACGGCAGAGCAGGGGGCAGAGATCATCACCATCGCTGGCGGGTTTCTGTGGGACGTGCCGGCCAGTGGCCTGCTCCTGGCCGGCTGGGCGGCCCTGGCGCCGATCGGTGGGGCGCTGCGGTGGCGCCCACACGTCTGGCTGACGGCCGGCAAGGGCTCAGGGAAATCAACCCTGCTGGATCGATTCCTCGGCACCCTGCTGGAGGATCTGGCGCTCTGGCCAGAAGGCTCCAGCACTGAGGCCAGCCTGCGGCAGGAGCTTCGCTGCGATGCGCTCCCCGTGGTGATGGATGAGGCGGAGTCCAATGAGCAGAGCGACCGGACGCGGATGCAGTCGATCCTGGCGCTGGCCCGCGTCAGCTCCAGCTCCAGCCGGGGCTTTGTGGGCCGCGGCGGCGCCGATGGCATCGCGCAGCGGTTCATGGTGCGGAGCATGTTCCTGCTTTGCTCCATCAACCCAGCACTCAGGCACGGCGCCGATGAATCGCGGTTCTCCCAGTTGACCATGCGCAGCCCGGCCAGCCTGCCAGAGGCTCAGCGCCATGCCCATTGGCGGGATCTGGATCAACGCCTGACCGCTGAGATCACCCCCGGCACCGGCCATGCCCTGGCGGCCCGCATGGTGCGGCTGATCCCTGTGGTGCGCGATGCGGTGATGGTGTTTCGCTCAGCAGCAGCCCAGCGGCTTGGCAGCCAGCGGCAGGGCGATCAGTACGGGACTCTGTTGGCGGGCGCGTGGTGCCTGATCCATGACTGCGTGCCGAGCGAGGCGGAGGCATTGCGGCTGATCGATGAGCAGGACTGGGAGCCGTATCGGGAGGCTGCGGAGCAGTCCGACGAACAGCGTTGCCTTCAGAACCTCCTGCAGCACCAGGTCCGGGTCGAACTGGAGCGGATCGTGATCGATGGGGCCAGGATCAACGCGAGGAACACCGTCCTGACCCGAACAGTCTGGGAGCTGGCGGAGGCAGCACGCAGCGGCACCGAGGGGGGTGACGTGCCGTCCGATGCTGCCGTGGCACACCTAGGGCGATTAGGGTTCCGGGTAGAGGGGGATTGGCTGCTGATCTCCAACACCGCCGAAGGGGTCCGCCGCATCCTGCGTGAGACACCTTGGGGCGCCAGCTGGAGCACCGTGCTGGGTCGATTGGATGAAGCGGAGAAACGGGGACCGACGCACTTTCGCGGCATCGCCGGGGTGAGCAGGTCAGTCGCGGTAAGGGTTTTCAGCGATTAGGACCTTACGGTTTTTCTTACAGCGTAAACAGGCGTAAGAGCTCAGAACCCTTGTGGGGACTGGGTTCTTACGCTTTTTGTTACGGGAGCAGTTTTGAAGACCCATACGTGTGCGCGCACGCGTGGTTACGCTTCTCCCCTTCCCTCTATAAATATATTTCTATCTGTATAGATGTAAGAACGTAAGAAGGGGCCGAGAGTCGCTGCGGCGCAAGGGATCCGGGTCTTACGCTTTTTCTTACGCGTCCTTACGGCCGTAAGAAGCATCCAAGGGGTTGCCAGGCGGCAGGTCGTGCGCTACTGTGATGGGACAGGCGGGGAGGCCCGCCGCACACCCATCACCAGCCATGACTGTTGCTCCAGCCCTGGAAATCCGCAGGATCGGCCGCTTCTATGCCGTCTGCGCCGGGAAATCGATCTTCCGTCGGTTCCGCACCGAGGCCGCGGCGATCGCCGATCTGGAGGTCAACCACGCCTTATGGACCTACTGGGCTGGCTCCGTTGGCGTCTCGGTCGAAAACGCCGAGTGCGTCACCATCTGGGCCTGACCCCCACGGCCCGCCGGGGCCCATCCCGGCACCTTCCCACTGCACCCCCACTATGAAAATTCTCCGCAATCGTTTTCGCAAGCGTATTCGTATTCATGGGCCAGCAGCGTCCCACCATCATTTGGAGGCGGCTCGGGCGGCTAATTGGTGGCAGACCGCACCCCGTCGCCTCCGTCGCCGTGGAGCCCGCATTTGGTGGCGATACATCAGGGGACGCACTGCCGGTACCTGGCCGGAGCAGTGGCGCGTCATCAACGCCGCTGGCGGTGTTGTCTATAGCCGCCTGCGGCGTAACCCCATTCTCGACATCCCCACATGACCACGTTGCCCACAATTCACATAAACGGCACTGGGGCTGAAACCCTCAGGGCTGAGTACCAGGCTCTCTCCGAGGCCCTGGCGGTCGCCGAAGATCGACTCCTGGCGGCAACCTGCAACGGCCGCGACTTCTACCCCCAGGGTTATCCCCAGGGTAGGGACGCCTATTACAGCGCTCGCTTCGAGCGGTCTGAGATGCTCGCCAAGTTGCGCGAAGTCATGGATTACGCCAACGCCTGGCGCGATCACGCATCCGCCCATTGCCGCATCGATCCCGCAGCGGTGGCCGCCGCCCAGGAGCAAGCCGATGCCTGACCTCGCCATGGAATCGCCCGACTGGTGCCGGGAAGCGCTCAAGCAATATTTTCTTGATCGCCCGAACACATCAGTAGATACCGTTGATCTAGTCGGATATTTTCGCGTTACAATAATTCTTGATGCCGTCGAAGACCTTGTAAGAACTGGATGGCTAGTCAGAACTACCGACTTATACCCAAAACTGAAGCGAGCCGATGTCTGACGAACAATCCCAGCTGCTGATCCTCCTCAAGGAACTGGAGCAGCGCTACCGCAGGGAAGCGGAACCAATCGTAAGGCGCTTGGCCGAAATCAAGGCCAGGGATTTCACGGTCGTCCTTCCTGTTGGTGAAGTGCCCCAGGAACTACGGCTGCGCCTTCAGGAGCAACCCGATGCCTAACCCCATCCCCGCCGACTGGTGCCGGGATCCCCTGCCCTCCGTCAGTGGCTGGTTTGCTGTGATCCGCTGCACTGAAGAGGGCTTGCGCTCCGGTGCAGCATGGGTCCAGGACGGCAAGGCGTGGTCTTGTGGCAGCAGGGCTGTTGCCGCTCACGCTGGTCCGTTCCAGACCAGGGACCAGGCACACGCCTGGGCAGAGGCTCACCCGGAAGCCTCCATCACCTGGCGGGTCGAGCCAACACCCAAGCCCGCCGAGTCCCGTGACCCTCGCGGCGCTCTCTACAACTGGCGCTATCGAGAGCGCAAGGCTGGCCGGCTGCCGCCGCCTGAGCATCCCCGGTGCCCAGCCTGCGATCTGCTCCACACAGGGGTCAGGGGGGCGTACTGCTCCCGCTGCTGGGAGAAGCTGACGCCCGAGGGCAGGCAGGCCAAGGCCCAGCGGGTGCGGGACAGCCGGGCCAGGGCCAGGGCCAAGGCAGCAGGGTGACGATATGTGAACCGACCACGCCTGCCACTCACTACCGGCAGGTCATGCGCTACAGTTAGGTCATCGGGAGGGAGGCCTCCCACACACCCCACCACCAGCCATGACCACCACCGCAAAAACCCGCACTTCTCACCACATCTTCAGCGGAGTGAGCTACAACTGGACAGCGCCAACCATTGATCAAATCTGCAACGCCGAGCCCGCCGGCATTTCTCAGTCTATCGATGGTTCAGATCTTTACTTTATGCCTTACCAGGGAACTACGCTTGCTTACACGCTTGCCGCTCTGGAAGCCTGTTACGCCTGGGCTGCCTGACCCCCTCCACGGCCCGCCGGAGCCCATCCGGCAACCCACCCCATCACCCCATCACCAGCCATGACCATCATCAACATCCGCACCTACGCCGACACCGCCGCGAGCCTTGATCTGTGGCGCGAGTACGTCGATCCCGATATGGCGTTCTCCGATGAGGAGTTTGAGGCCATGTCAATCGACGAGAAGGTTGCGTATCAGCGCGAGACGTTCGGCCCCGAGCCGACCGACGCGGAGATCAACGAAGACATCGGCCTCGACGCCTGATCCAGCTTCCCGGCCCGCCGGAGCCCATCCGGCATTCACCCACCTTCACCCCATCACCAGCCATGCCGATCTTCGAAGAAAACGATCCCTACGAAAATGTCCCTCACAATGGAAAGCGTTTTACAGAAAATGGCAAAACTTTTTACTGGAACTTTTCCAATGTAAAACCGGGTACTCGACACAAAGGGAAAAATAAAGCGTGGGTTACACTAGGTCCCGTACAGCGTATTGATGAAGCGGAGCCCAGGGTTCATCCCATGTTTCCGGGATCCTTGCCGGTCACTATGTTTCAAATCAATGTGCCAGGTTTTTACTATGAGATTGACTATGATGCTGTCGCGGTTGAAAACAAAAGAATACAGGAAGGTACTATAACTAAATGGCGCGACGACGCTCCCATAAGTGGAGCGCAACAGACTACCTTGGCATGGAATAGCAGATCCGTTGAGGAATATGAAGCAATGAAACAAGCGTTGCTGACCAACGTCTAACTTTTCCCGGCCCGCGCCCCCCCCAGCCCCAGCCCACCAGCTGGGGCTTTTTCATGCCTGCCCCTTGCGCTCCGGCAGGTCATGCGCTACAATATGTGCATCGGAGGGGAGGCCCTCCACAACCCCATCAGCCAGCCATGACCAAGCACGCAACCGCAGCTGACTTCGCTAACTGGGAATCCAAAGCCAAGTCAATGACCATCAAGGAATTGCTTTGGAGCATCCGCGATGCTTCAGAATGTGCCCAAAACTTCGACAGCTTTGATCCAGTTGCTGCTGGCCGTTATGCGGACGAAGCCAGCACCTATGAGCAAGAGCTGAACCGCCGCCGCCCTGTCTGACCAGCCCCCCGGCCCCGCCCCTCACCCGAGGGGCTTTTTCATGCCTGCCCTCACTACTGGCAGGTCATGCGCTACAATATGGAGACAGCAGGGGAGGCCCTGCACAACCCCATCACCAGCCATGACCGCAACTCTCATTGATCGCGACGGGATGCAGCGCTTTGATTTCCAGCCTTCTGCTGGATCTGTTCAGGTCACCCGTTGGGATCCCCAGCCTTTGCCCCGCAGGCGCTGGAGGCTCGCTCCGACCGCCAACTTCGTGGTCGACATCAATGAGGGCAGGGCTCTCTGGAGGGACCTGGTGAGAGAGGGCTATTCCCGCCGCTGACCCCCCCGCCCCGGCTGACCAGCTGGGGCTTTATGCTGTCCATGTGGGCCGAGTCGCCCCCTACGCAAGGCCGGGGAGCCGTGGTCTGTCGGTGGGGCAGGCCTGCAATCTGCAACGGTCCTGAAGGCTCGGCTCCCATTCATCCCCTGGCGGGTTCCCCTGGGGCTCGCAAGGCGGCTATGCTGCTGGTGTTGCTTCGTGTTGCTCTGTGCCTGCTGGACGGCCATCCACGCTCACCAAGGAGATGATCCCGATTGCCGCGCAAACGGCTCGGGATTGCCCAACAATGGCAGCCATCGGCAGGACTCTCGGGGTGCGCCGTCACACCGTTAGCGACTGGATTCGCAAGGGTGAGGAACCGGATGCGCCAGAACCCTTTGCATCATTTGCAGCCGCCATCCATGCAGCCATAGCAGAGTCGGAAATTACGCTCACCCGAAAACTACAGGAAGGCGACGGCAGGGATGCTGCCTGGATCCTCACCCACAGCCCCTTCTTCCGTGACGAGTGGTCCGACGCAGCCTCCGAACGCCGCGCTGTGCAGCGTGCCATGGCCGGCGTGGTGACCGCGATCGAAGGGGCAGGGCTGACCGACGACCAGCGGATGCGGCTGCTGCTGGGGATCCAGGCCCAGGGCATCGGCGTGCCGGCTGATGTGGAGGGGGAGCAGGGCTGAGCCGTGGCAGCCAAGCCGCCCGAGTGGAGACCTGAGGAGGTGCGGTACCTCAGTGAAATCGGGGATTCGCTGCCACTGGGCATGCTGATCTATCGGTTTCGCCGCCGCGCAGATGCCAGGGGCTGGCCCAAGCGGACAGAGAGCGCCATCGACGGGAAGGCCTTCAAGCTTGGCCTCAGGCACCGCCAAAGCAGGATGCGGGCCGATGACCTGACCAGCCCAGGTGGCGCCGCCCAGATCCTGGGATGTCCGCCTGATCGCGTGTCGAAGTGGTTCGATGATCCCAGTCTGGCGCCTATACTTAGGCCAGTTGCGTCCAGGAACGTCCGCTACGTCGATCGCAAAGGCTGGCGCCGGCTGGCTGGCGAGCGTCCTGACGTGCTGGGCGGGTTTGGCGTGGATCGGCTGTTTATGCTCCTGGAAGATCGCGATCTGGCGCAGGCGGTTGCAGAGGCTTATCCATATCAGCGCAAGGACAACAGGATTAGATGTATCGAGACTGGCAGAATCTGGCCTAGCGCTTCGCACGCTGCAAAGGAGTTTTTCGTCACGTTTTCAGCGATCTGTTACGCGATCCGGGAGCGCCGGCCGGTCACCGTGCTGGGGCTGACCTTCGAGCGGGTGCGGGGCGGGACATAATGGAGCCATCCCCACCGGATCGACCAATGCCCCACCAGCTGCGACCCCACCAACAGCGCGTAGTTAAAGAGAAGGCCATAAACGATGCCAGGCTTGAGCGCTTGACCGCGTTCATCGGATCCGATGCTTTTGCCAGTGTTCTGCCAGGTCAACAGGCCCGCCTTGAGCGGCTGCGGGGCATCATGCTGGAGATGTCTCAGGTTCTGGGTGAGCTCATCGCGGCTTTCTAGGCGTGACCATCCCAGCCGCATGACCCACCCCATCCCCTGCAGCGACTGCGGCGCCCCCGCTGGCGGGCCCCCAGGGCCTCCTGCCGGCTGGCAGCTGGAAGATGGCCGCACGGTCTGCCATGACTGCTGCGTGCTTGATTTCCGGGCTACCGTGAGAGCGCAGCAGCTGAGCAAGGTGCTGCGCCACTATCGCGACACCCACCCATGATCGACCCTGCATTGATTGCCGCCGCTGTGGCGGAGGCTGAGGCGGAGCAGCAACCCCAGCGGCCATACCCGGACCAGGAATACCTTGCGATGACTCTGCGAGAGGCTGAGTTTGAGCGGCTCGCAGAGGCCCGTCGCCTACGTTGCCTACAACGTGCCTGCGGCCCTCGCTGACCCCATCGCCGCTGCCCTGGCGAGGGAGCGGCTGCGGGGTATCGGCGGCAGGTTCTACCGGGGGAGCCTCGATGGCCTGATGGCCACCATGCGCAGCCAGCTCCATGGCGGGCAGGTGGACCTGTTCGACGACATCACATCGCCAGAGATCGGCGTGGTGGCCGGCTACGGCTCCGGCAAAACGATCGCCGACGCCTACAAGGCGATCCAGCTCAGCATCCTCAACCCTGGCTTCACCGGTGCTGTGCTGGAGCCGACCTACGGCATGGTCGAGGAAATATGGCTACCGAAGTTCGAAGAAGTGCTTGAAAGGTTAGAGATACCCTACACATTTACACGCGGCCAGAATACTCCCGAACACGTATTACACTTCAAAGACTTCAGCAGCACCGTTTTAGCAAGAAGCTTTGAAAACTACAGGCGGCTCGTTGGCCGTGACTGGGCTTGGAGCATTGGCGACGAAGTGGACACGGTGAAGGAGTCAATCTGCCGCAACGCGTATAATAAAATCGTCGGACGGGTCAGGGTGGGCATGGTCAATCAGAAAATCAACTCATCAACGCCTGAGGGTTTCCGGTGGCACTATAAGATGTACGGATCGGAGAAGGGCAAAGCGGTCAAGGGCAGGCGCCTGATCAAGATGTCGAGCGACGACAATCCGCACTTGTCGCCAAGCTACTTTGAAGAGATGGAGAAGAACTATACAAAAGAGGAACTACTTGCTTACCGCCATGGGCAATACATCAACCTTGCAACCGGCAGGGTATGGTATAAGTTTACCAGGGAAAGAAACGTCAGGCCGGTTCAGTACAACGAAAGCGAAACCATAATCCTTGGCGTTGATTTCAACGTCGGCAACACGAACGGCATTGCCATGGTGCGGCGCGGCAGGGAGGCTTACGTGTTCGCCGAGATCAAGGCCCATGACACGGCGAAGCTTGGCGAGGAGATCAGGCGCCGCTGGCCTGACGCCAGGATCCAGGGCTACCCTGACTCCAGCGGCGGGCATCGCTCAACCAACAGCACGAGGACCGATGTTGCGATCCTGCAGGACTTCGGAATCAGCAATATGTCACCAGCTGCCAATCCCCCGGTGCGGGACCGCATCAACACCACGAACGCGATGTTCTGCAATGCCCAGGACGAGGCGAGGCTGTTCGTTGATCCCAGCTGCAAGGGGCTGATTGATGATCTGGAGCAGCACAGCTACGACAAGAAAGGCGACCCGGACAAGGAAAACGGCAACGATCACAGGACGGACGCTTTCAGCTACCCGATTCACCGGATCTTCGAGATTGGCCGCGCCACGGCTGGCAAGGCTGTCCGGGGGGTTAGGCTGTACTAGCGCTTCGGCTTGCGGGGCTTCCTGGCCTTCGGCTTCGGCGGCGGCCCTTTGGTGTTCCTCGGGCCTGGCACCAGGTTGTTGCGGCCCGTGCCGCGTCCCCTGGGCGTCACGGGCGCCAGCTGCCGGTCATAGATCTGCTGCGCTCTGGCAGCGGGCTTGCTGCCCCGTGCGGCGGCTGCTGCAGCTCGTTGGGCTCGGCCACGAATCAGGGCCATCCCTGCATCCCTGGCGGCTGATCCCGAGGCCTTCAGGATGTCCCGTGCCACCTTGGCCCTTGCACCCGTTCCCCTCGAATCAGCGATGTTACGGGCTGCCTCGAATGCGAACCAGCGCCGTGCCTCGCCCATGAACCGCTGCTCCTGCCGGACGCGGGCGCCAGGGAACGGCCGGATGACGCTGCGGGCACCCTTGACCCGATCGGCGGCGGCCTTGGCCACCTTCTGGGCGTTGGCCTGCTCCTGCGCCATGAACTGACGCGGGCCGAGGCTGGCCTGGCGCTGCGCCTGGAGCGTGGTGCTCAGGGGCCTGATGTTGCTGGCGGCCGGGGCTGCCGCCGCCGGCCCTACCGCTTTTTTGCGGAGGACTTCCTGGGCTTCTTCGGTGCCGCTGGCGGCGATCCCCCTCCGGCTGGCTTCTTCCCGCCCTTGACCTGCCGCGGCTTGGGCGAGCCGCCCACCAGGCTCTGAATATCTCGCATCATCCTCGCGTCGGACTGCGCCAGGGTCCGCAGGGTGCCCCGCAGGGTGGATGTCATCGACCCAGGCCGCTGGCTGGCGGGCACGCGAGGGGCAGCTGATGCCGCAGCAGGCCGAGCGGCCGGCATGGCCCTGCTGGTGGGCACGATGGCCCCGCCAGGGGATCGGACGATGGCCCCGC